AGAGGTTATATCAGCCAGTTTACGATCTCCAACTTTTTCATAAATCACTTGTCTGGCCGCAGCACTACCTAAAACGATAAAACCCTGAACTCTGGAAGATCGTATAGAATTTCCAGTTATGGTTTTTCCTTTAGCATAAAGCTTCTTTCCTGCGGCGGTCAGTGTTCCATCGGCATTCTGATAACGACGAACGCCCCATTTCATTCCTTTGATACCAAAATGGTAAATTTCATCGTTATACAAAATTATCACCTCCTAGTCAAATGCATCTTTATTGTCTTTATAAGCAACGAAGCCATCCATCATAGCTGCTACAGCATCAATCTTGGCATCCCGTCGCTTCTTTAAAAGCTTTCGATTTCCGTTTGTGTCCTCCATCACAATACAATTCCCCATCGTAAAACTCATCAGCGCTTCATCGAAAAGAAGTTTTCGCTCTGAGGCCAACGTTTTTAGCTCTCCTAGTGGAACCGATTCTGTTCGAGATCCCTGCGGAACTTTCTCTACACCATACTGTCCGTTTTCCATTTCCCATCGTTCGACGAAAGCTTTAGCACCATAAGGATCATATCCAAAACATCTTACATCGTACTGTCGAAGTTCAATGTGTTGATCCAATTCCTCATAAACTTCCATCATATCCAAAACGGCACCTTCCATAATTACTAAGCTTCCTTCAGCAATAAAATCTTCATATTTTTGCCTCATAGCCAGTGGTAATCTTGAAAGAGTAACCGAGGAAATATAATTCCTTGTTTTAATACCAAAGCAATCCTTTGACAATGGAAATAAAAACGTAAAAGAACAAAAATCATCTCCCTGAGACAAATCTGCTCCAAGTGCGCACGGCATTCCCCAAAAATCCCTTCTTCGATGACAAACGGTTTCCTCATACGTAAAGAAATACGTATACCCTTCCATTGGGATTCCAAATCGTTTTGCCAAAGTATCATTCCTAGTGGATGGCGCGTTTTCCATACGTTCTACGTCCAACTGATAAGTTTCATAGGAAACGGTTTTTCCAAGATTCGGATTTGCTTTTACCCACAATTCCGGATGCGACACTTCCTCGATATCGTCAAGCCGATAATACCAAATCGATACATGAGGATTGTAATACTCTCCTTTTAAGATACTCATCAATTCCATTTTGATGGTATCGCCACTTCCATTACGGACAGTTCCTTCTGAACTGGCAGCAACGATGACGTAATCGTCATTCTTCGACGCCCCCTGTTCAATCGCGCCAATCGGATCCTCTCTTACATCTCCAGATAGCCATTCGTCCACGCTTGCTACCTTACACCGAAGACCCTGAAGCTTATCAACAGACATTGGCCGGATTTCCAAATAGGATCCAGTTAAGAAGTTCTCTACGCCTTTCTTTGTTGATGCAAGTTGTGCTCTTGTCGCCATTGAACCTTTGGTATTCTTAACGCTTCCATTTGTCAAAAAACGAAATAAAGGTCCCCTGGATCTGGTGATTGCGGTTCGAATCGGCGACATGACTTCTTCCGCTTGTTTCATTGTTGGTGCCGTTGTGATCTGATGGGTCGTAGATGTGTCTACATTCAAGAAAAAGCTTTGAATACAGGACATATACATTGACTTGGCAGCACCCCTGGCAATGATTAAATATTGCTTATTGACCAGACGTTTCTTTACAATTTTTCGAACATAATGTCCTCCGTGACCATCTGGATCTGGCTCAAACACCTGACGAGGCTCGAAATAATACCAGCCGAACAAATCTTCCGCCCATAATTTAAATGTGTCGAGAAGATGCAGATCTTCACCATCGGTAAGGGTTAATTCTTCTTCACAATAAGAGATGAAGCCTTCTACGGCTTTGTCATCATAGTAATACATGGGGTTGTCAATGAGAGCATCAATTCGGTTCATTTGCATAGAAATTGGCTTGCATACATACGTGTCGCCCCTCAGCACGGCATCCCGAAATTCTCCATAATAACGAGGAGTAGCTGTATTTGATAGCGCCATGAACTACCACCCACTCCTTTTTAATTCATTAAGAACCATGCTTCCAACTTGTTCAATCGCTTGATCTCCAAAACGTTTATATGTCTTATATGCTCCTTCTACGGCGGCCAGAGTTCCAGCAGTAGATATGATTCTCTGGACATACTTTTTTCCATTGCTTGTTTTCTTTGTAAGCTGTGAGTATTGACGTTCCATTTGCAAACGATTATTTACAGAACGAAGCTCCTGATCACTCATATTTCGAACACTTTTTCCAGAATGAGCCTTTTTATAATCCGGATGGGAGTCCTCCGCGTATCGTTTCTTACCGGCGGCGGTCAACGTTCCATTCTTATTTTGGTAACGTCTGATTCCCCATTTCATACCTTTAATACCAAAATGGTAAATGGTTTTCATTTTGAATTTTCACCTCCTATGCTTACAACTCTCGAACTCTACCCATATCGATCAGCTTCTGTGTTAACGATTCGTTGGAAAATGGGAATTCAAAGTTCGGTTCAATTGCGTAAGTATATGTGGTGTCAATCAGCGCACCACTTGGGTAAACTCCTGGAGGAATGATGATGTATCCCGGCGAGATTTGCAAATCGTCAATGGATCGAACAGCTAATGTTCCAACAATAACTGCCCCCGTATTGTCGTGTGCTTTGACTCCTTCAATCAAACTATCTGGATCTACTGTGTCCTTGGTTAGATCGATCTTCACATTTCCATTCACAACGATTTTATTCACATATTTCGTAGGCATACGTTTTCCTCCTTTCTTTATCTTACAAGCACATTATAATATCAGAAGACGTCTA